AAACCGGTTTGGCCTGGTTATTGGAAGCTCGAAGAGTTGGAAGCGGTAAAAGCATCCGTGAGTATACTAAAATGGAATGCGCAATACCAACAAAATCCAACAGCAGCTGAAGGTAGTATTATAAAACGTGAATGGTGGCAGACATACGACAAACCAGAACCACCTGCATTAATGCACGTGATCCAATCTTATGACACAGCGTTTATGAAAAAAGAAACTGCTGACTACAGCGCCATAACTACGTGGGGTGTATTTTGTCCAAATGAAGGCGACGCACCTAATTTAATACTATTAGACATGGTAAAAGATAGATACGAGTTTCCAGAGCTGCGTAAGAAAGCGAAAGAACAATATGACTACTGGAAGCCCGAAACGGTGATCGTGGAAGCAAAAGCTTCAGGCTTGCCTTTAACGTATGAATTGCGTAAGCTAGGGATACCAGTTATTAACTTTACACCTAGTAAAGGAAATGATAAACATACTAGAGTGAACTCTGTAGCACCGCTATTTGAAGCTGGAATGGTATGGGCACCAGATAAAAAGTTTGCTGAAGAGGTTATTGAGGAGTGCGCTGCATTTCCATTAGGGGAACACGATGACTTAGTGGATAGTATGACTCAAGCCGTAATGAGATTTAGACAAGGTGGCTTTGTAGAACATCCAGATGACTATGAAGACGAACCTTTGCCGTATGAACAGAGGACATACTACTAATGAAGATACCATTGTTTATAAAAAACTATATAGATAACCTACTCAGTAGAGCTAAAGCTACTAAGGGTATGACTAATCTTGAAGTAGAAGATTTGTCAAACAAAATTGACGACTTTGTAGAAAGATATAAAGGGACAGACACAAACCAAGACTTAGATACTGTAGACTCAATGGTTGCAGAATTAAAAAATGATTTTGAACCAATTGTTGCTAATGCAGAACGTTTTGCTGGTGAAGTAGACGATGTAATGAATAGACCACAAGGTATATCTGCTTTGTTAAAAGACGGACCAGAACGTACGTTTGAATTTATAGCAGAGAAAACAGGTTTGGATGTAGGAAGAGTAAAACGCGCTCTTGTTGAGAAAATGAACGAAGGTTATTCAGAAGGTGGAAATTTTGGAAAGATGTCGACCATAGACGACACTGAAAGACTTTATGCGTACGCAGATATACAGATGAGAGACGAGCCTTTAGAGTTCTTAGAAGAGATACAAGAACTTGGAAAAAATATAGAGACAGATAATATTATTGATTTAAGCAAGTATCGTGTCGACAAAAAAGGAATAACAGCAGCACAAACAGGAAAGTTTGATGCAAGCAAAATAGATTACCAAAAGTATGAAGACATAGCAGAACAGTTTGGAGAAGACGAAGCACTAAAACAATTTGAATACGACCATGGAGTAGGTGACGTTAGGTTTGACCCTGAAAAAGGAATTGTTCAAGACCCCCCTGCAAGAGAAACTGGTGGAGTTGATCCTGCTAATGCAAGAATAACAAAAAACAAAGCAAAAGAAATTATTGCAACTGAAACTCCACCTGATGAATTTTTTGGAAAAGCAAAAGTAGAAATAGACACACCTGAAAACCCTTTAAGTTCACAAGAAGTAGACGACCTATTAACAGACAAGTTTGTAGATGATAAAATGCAAATAAGAAAAGATCTAGAACATCTTAGTAATCAGCAGTTAACAGGTTTAGCAGGTGACATGGTAAAACAACTTGTAAGGAATCAAGAAAAAGTAAAATTATTAGCGGAGGCAGGAGAGTTTGAAAAAGCAAGATTGCTAGAAAACATTAACAAAAAAACGTTAGAGAAAATGGACAGTGAAGGAATAGAAGACATAGATGAAATTTTAGAAATTTTTCCTTTTGATCCAGACAAACCTAAAATGGCAAAGGGTGGTCGTGTAGGGTTTGCTGATGGTAAAGACGTTCCTGGCGGGGGTAAGTTTCCAATATCACGTAGAGGTTTTCTTGGTGTGTTAGGCAGTGGGATCACTGCAGCATTAACTGCTGGTAAAGGATTATTACCTGCAGCAAAAACAGGTATCACCGCAGCAAAAACATTATCAGCACCGGGTATGCCTAAATGGTTCCCATTACTTGTCAGTAAGATACAAACAAAAGGTAATTTAGTATCTCCTGCAGCACCACAAAAAGGTGAAGTAAATGCGGTGTATAAATACATGGATGGTAAAACTGAATATAAAATGGTAGAAGATGTAAACACAGGACGAATAGATGTTTATACTGTAGCGGATGATGGTACTCAAGTTAGTTTTGAGTACGAACCATCAATGCAAAGATATTTTGAAGATGGTCGTAGCGTTACAGAAGACCCATCGTTTTTTGTTGGAGAGTTTAGAAAAGGTTCTGAGCCTAGTGGAGATTTTGAAAACTATGCAATGGGAATGGATGAAGTTACAACTGATCTTCGCAACGTTGAAGAATTTGCAACTAGAGGAACCACGATGCAAGTAGATAATGCAATAGAAGATTTTGTAAAAAGAACAAAACAGCAAGAACCAGGATTTAAACTAGGTGGATTAGTGCCACCACAAGCAGGACCGATGCCGAATGGAGTAGGTTCATTATTTAGACAGAGGACAGCATAATGGCTATAGATAAAAACAACCCAGTACTTCCACCTAAACAAACTAGGACAAATTTAAAAGTACCTAATCAGCAAGCTCAGTTGGAAAAAATACAAATGAACTTAACGCAACAACCGCCTGTTGAAATAAAAGAAACAGATGATGGCGGTGTTGAAGTTGATTTTGATCCAGCAGCAGTTGTACCTGAGGGCGGACAATCACATGATGAAAACTTAGCTGATTTTTTAGAAGAAGATATTTTACAAGAAATTTCCAACGACCTTTTAGAAAACTATGAAAGTTGTAAATCATCAAGAGCAGATTGGGAAGACACTTATACAAAAGGTTTAGACCTATTAGGTTTTAAATACGAAAACAGATCAGAACCGTTTCAAGGTTCTAGTGGCGCGACACACCCTGTACTTGCAGAAGCAGTTACACAATTCCAAGCGCTAGCTTATAAAGAATTACTACCAGCAGGTGGGCCAGTTAGAACACAGATTGTAGGAAACGTAGACCCTGCAAGAGAAGACCAAGCAGAACGTGTTAAAGATTATATGAACTATCAGTTAATGGTAGAGATGAAAGAGTACGAACCAGAGTTTGATCAAATGTTATTTAACTTACCGCTGTCAGGTTCTACTTTTAAAAAAGTTTACTACGACCAATTACTAGGTCGTTGTGTATCTAAGTTTGTGCCTGCAGAAGATTTATATGTTCCTTACACAACTACATCATTAGATGAATCTGATTGTGTTATTCATTCTATAAAAATGACAGGAAACGATTTATTAAAAAATCAACTAACAGGTTTTTACAGTGACATAGAATTGACACAATCTGGATCAGTTGCACCTGATGAAATTAGAGATAAGAAAAATGATCTAGAAGGTATCGAAATGGCTGAACTAGAAAAAAGTGAAATATACACTTTACTAGAATGTCATGTTGAAATGTCTATTACTGGTTTTGGAGAAATTAATCCAGAAACAGGAGAAGAGACAGGTTTAAAAGTTCCTTACATCATTACTCTTGATGAAGGGTCAGGACAGGTTTTAGCAATCAGAAGAAACTTTGATGCGAACGATCCGTCTAAAAAGAAAAAAGATTATTTTGTACACTTTAAGTTTTTACCAGGATTAGGCTTCTATGGATTCGGACTAATTCACATGATCGGTGGTTTATCAAGAACTGCCACAGCCGCGTTGAGACAACTTCTCGATGCTGGTACCTTGTCTAACTTACCGTCCGGATTCAAACAAAGAGGCATCCGAGTCAGAGACGAAGCTCAACCGTTGCAGCCGGGAGAGTTCCGTGATGTTGACGCTCCTGGTGGAAATTTAGCTGACGCGTTTATGCCGTTACCATTTAAAGGACCTGATGGAACATTACTACAGTTGATGGGTGTTGTTGTAGAAGCAGGACAAAGATTTGCATCGATAGCTGATATGCAGGTCGGTGATGGTAATCAAAATGCAGCAGTAGGCACGACAGTAGCATTACTTGAACGTGGATCGCGGGTTATGTCAGCAATACACAAAAGACTGTACGCTGGAATGAAGTGTGAGTTTATGTTACTTGCTAAATGTTTTGCAACATACTTACCAAAAGAATATCCATACGATGTAGTCGGTGGACAAAAACAAATTTTTGCAACTGACTTTGACGAGAGAGTAGATATTATTCCTGTTGCAGATCCAAACATCTTTTCGCAAACACAAAGAATTAGCATTGCACAAACGCAATTACAGTTAGCAATGTCTAATCCTAAGATGCACAATTTATATGTTGCGTATCGTGATATGTATGAGGCGTTAGGTGTAAAAAATATTGACACGTTATTAAAAAAACCAGCACAGCCACAACCAATGGACCCAGCTATGGAAAATTTAAAGGCTTTGACAGGAGAAACTTTTAAAGCTTTTCCAGGACAAGACCACCAAGCTCACATGGATGCACATTTAAGCTTTATGGGTACAATGATGGCACGTACAAACCCACAAATACTTGCAGCATTGCAAAAAAACATACTAGAACACATCACTTTGATGGCAACAGAGCAAGTTCAGTTAGAATTTAAGGACGAAATTATGGAAATGCAGCAAATACAACAGCAAATACAACAAATGATGGGTGGAATGCAGCAAAATCCGCAAATGATGCAACAAATGCAGCAAAATCCGCAACTTGTTGAGGCACAAAAGCGTGTAAAACAGCTTACAGAGGCTCTTGAGTCAAGAAAATCAGTATTAATTGCAGAAACAATGGCAGAATACCTCGAAGAAGAGAAAAAAGTACTAAATCAGATCGATAATGACCCATTATTACGATTAAAGAA